GGCTGCTTTGTGCTCGACGCCGTGCTCTCGCACGAACTGCGCAAGCACGGCCATCCCAGGATGGCGCGCGCCATCCTGCTCTTTGGAATTGCCGACAACGGCATCGCCGCGGGAATGTCCGCGCATGGACGGGTCCAATGACCGCCGAGGAAATCCGCAAAATAATGCGCTTTGAGCCGCGCCTTAAGTGGTGGCAGCGATTCGGCCTGACTGGCCGCATGCAAGCCTTTTGTCTGATGGAGATTGCCGCGCAGCTAGCTGAAATCAAAGAACTGCTAAATGGTAAGGCGGTTGAGCGGATCGTCTCTGCACTGGAAGGGATTGAGCGCCGATGACAGCCGACGAAATCCGCGCAATCGTAAAAAACATCGACAAAGAAGCAGGGATTTCGCCGCACGATCTCATCTGGATTGAGGCTTTGATCGAAATCGCCGCGCAACTCGCTGAACTGAATTCAAAACTAGATCGCGTAATCGCGCCAACCAATGAATCTGTCGGCGCAGTTATCGGGACGAGGCAAGCATGAGCGAACCCACTTACACAATCACTCTCACCGAATCCGAGCGCACCGCCATGGCAGCCGCGCTCGGCACGTTTGTTAGTAAGTTGACGAATTGTCGCGTGCAACTCGAAGCGCCCACTGGTGGCACCCACACCGCCCGTGCGCTTCTTTCGCCGTCGACAGCGCCCCCAGCGGCCGCGCCTGCTGCATCCCCCATCGAGCAGCGCGACCGCTGGGCCAGGGACCGTCAAGGCAATGAAGTGCCATGGCCCACCGGATGCCAGGAGCGCGAAGTCGCCATCTGGAAAACCGAGCAGACGCCGAAATTTCTCAAAGTCACATGGCAGGCCGCGGGCCCGAATGCCAACGGATACATCGACGCCAACTGCTTCGATCAGAAGCTTTGGCCGTGGATTCTCAGCCGATCAAAATCCGGCCAACCGACCACGCTCTATGTGGTGCCAGCGAAGGAAGGCAAGTACCTGAACGTTGTGGGGGTGCGCGCATGATTGAGAAAGCCGGAAAAATCGCCTTCATTCTTGCGCTGGGTTTCATGACCGGAGCCTTCTGCTTTGTCCTGTGGGCTGTCCTTGAGCATGGAGTGCAATAAAAACCTAGGAGGCTACCGTGAGCCGACTACTGACTGAACTAGAAATAGACGCCGCTTGCTGGGAGTTTCTTGCCACGCGCATCGTGCAGCTGGGCGGAACCCGACCACCACAGCCCATCGTGCAGGTCCTCGACGCACCGCCCGACCCGGAAGAGGATCCGGACTGGGACGAACTGACCGCACGCGGCGAAACCATCATCGAACGAACCACGCGCGTGCTCGCAAGGATGGGACTCTAGGCCATGGCGAAGTTTGGCGCACTCAACAACGAAACCATGGGGCAGCACACGAAAGATGATTTTCGCAAGGTGCTAGAGGCGCAGGGTTTTTTGTGCATCTACTGTGGAATTCCGATTGTGCAAGGCTCTCGCGATCCGGACTGCGAAGCCACTGAAGATCACTTCTTGGCCGTTTCTCTAGGCGGTGTGGATTTTATCTGGAATATCGTCGCCGCTTGCGCCGTCTGCAATCGACTGAAGGGCGCGAAGTTGCCAGGAGAATTCCTTCGCGAGCGCTGGAGTATTGCACAGCTTGTGGACCCTCGGGCGCACAAATCAACACGTATTCCTTTTATCAAGGGAAGGATTTTGCCTTTAACAGTCGACGAAGAGCGCGACGAAGATGGAAATCTTATCGTGAGCCATCTTGAAGTTTCACCCGTACTCGGCTCGATGGTGCGCGCACTCGCTCATGCAACAAAGATGGAGAAGTCGGACGAGCAACGACGGCGCGAACTTCTGCGCGACCAAATAAACACGATCATGCGCACACGTCTTGAATCAGCCGGACAGATGCGGCTCGAATTCGACAGGCCCAAACCCGTCGCATCAACTCTGCTCGGAGATGAGGCGCAAGCGCTGATCGTCGCCAAGGGTTTAGCAATCGCCAATGCACTCCGGAGGCAGGCATGAGCGACCGACTCCTCACCACTCGCGAAGTCTGCCGACGCTTGGGAATCTCCATCAAGACGCTGCAGGTGTTGCGCAGCAACCGGAAGATTGCCTATCTGCGCTTCGGGCATCGCTCCATCCGCTTCCGCGAGCAAGCCGTCGAAGAATTCATGCAGCGCCGGGAGAAGGCCGTGCAGTTTGCCGAGGGAAATCAGTGAACCTGTTCATCGTAATCGACTGGAATGACGGCACGAGCCAAAGCATAGAAGTGCCAAATGTTGGAATTACTCAGCTAACCATGATCGATGTGCACAATCGAGAATGGCTGCCGATCATCGCCCTAGACAACACAAAACACTTCATTCACTTGACCCACGTGCGCAGCGTTCGAGAGGTTGGCATTCGAGAGGTTTCGCAATGAGCCGTCCTAAAACACCCGTCCCACTCGTCGACAAGATCGCCCAGGCCTTCAAAGCCGTGGGAAAGTTGCCGCGCCGCGGTGTGAACAAAACACGCAGATATCCATACACCTACGCTAGCGACGTGCTGGAAGCCGTGCGCCTTGAACTCTTCAACCGCGGCGTCCTCATCTGCCCGGTCGAATCACCCGCCGAGTACAAGGACATTGGCCCGAGCATCAGCGGCGAAATAATCACCGAGTGCCGCCTGATCGTGACGTACCACTTCCAGGACGCAACATCAAAACTGGATCCGCCCATCGTGGTCAACGGTGCCGGTCGCGACGTGGAAGAAAAATCGGTCTACAAAGCACAGACCGGCGCACAGAAAGCGCTCCTGAAGCGCTTCGGGCTCATGGCTGAAGAAGTCGACGATCCGGAGTGGGATGGCACCCAGGCGCCAGCCGGCGAAACCTTGGACGACGCCGCGCCCATGCGCACCCCGCGGAAGGAGCAACCACTCGCCGCCTACCAGATAGAGAACATCCGCGAAGCTATGCGAAATACTGGCAAGACAGACGCCCAGTTATCGCAAGCCGTTGCCAGCATTGGGCATGCCGCGCAGCTGGAAGACACCAAAAAGAAGTACTTCAAGGAGTTGTTTAAGTGGGCATCGGACGGCCGCGGAACCGTCGCGCCCCCAAAACCCCAGGCCGTCCCAGCCCAGCCAGCGCTACCGCTGCGGGCGGCCCCGCCTGTGGAGATGCGCATCGGGAACAAGACCGTGGAGTTTCAGCCGAAGGATAAGCCGTACGCGATATGAGCGCTTACTACAACGAAATCGACCCATTCAACTGCGAATGGCTCAAGCAGCTGATGAGCGCGAACTTAATCGCACCGGGAGAGATAGATGGACGAGACATCCGAGAAGTCAGACCAGAGGATTTGCGAGGCTTTAGCCAGTGTCACTTCTTCGCCGGAATTGGGGGCTGGAGCTACGCGTTGCGCCTCGCCGGATGGCCTGATGACCGAGACTGCTGGACCGGCTCCTGTCCATGTCAGCCGCTTTCGTGCGCAGGACAGCGAAAAGGCCATGCCGATCAACGACACCTCTGGCCCGCTTTTTACAGCCTCATCGCCGAGCGCCGCCCTGCAGTTTGCTTTGGAGAGCAGGTTGCGGGAGTCGATGGACGTGAATGGCTCGCCGGAGTACGCGCTGATCTGGAAGCAATGGGATATGCCTGCGGGGCTGCCGATCTGTGCGCTGCGGGCGTCTCCGCGCCGATGGTCAGCCAACGCTTGCACTGGGTGGCCACGCCCGCGCGCGAATCGCTGGGGCGGAGCGGACAGCCATGGATTCAACCCGATGACGGTAATTCTCGGTTATCCACGTCCAACCAAAGCGAATGCCAAATCCAACATGTACCAGCGCGATCACGGCGACAAAAACAAACCCCGGCCGACGCTAGTAGGTCTGGCCAATCTACTGACAAATCCCAATTCGATGATTCTTGGATGGCCCAGGCCAACCGCTATCACGAACACTGGTGGAGCGGCCCTCTGCAAGTGGGGTGGAACTGCATCGAGGCGGAAGTTGAACGAAGCGGT